GTATATAAGTCTTTATTTTAAATCTTCAATTTTAGTTTCTAATCGTGCCTGATTAATTATTATTGAATCTATTTTTTGATCCATTCCTTTGATAATTTCCTTTAATTCAGGTACATTATTTTGTGCAATTTGAACTTCATTATGTCTAATTCTTTCATCAAGTAAATTTAATTCTGCATTTATTGCTGCCACTCCACTACTAAACGCTACAATTAACATAGGTACGACAATCCAAAAGGCCTTCTGATAACAGAATCCAGGTAATTTCACAAATTTGTTTATATAGTCGTATTATATAGAAGTAAAAAAAGAAAAAAAATTATGCCTAACTGTTTACAGTTGAGACTATAATGTATGCGTTTGCATCGAGAATGTCTACACCAATTCTATGAGTCCATACAATATCCCAGTATTGACCTGCGATTTGTTTTTGGAACTCAATTTCCATATCTCTTTGGGAAGCTAATCCCCAAGCTTTACCCTTTACACAAACAAGGTTTCTGTCTGCGTTGTTTTGGGTTCCTAGAATTTCGTTGGTAACTACTATATCTACACCATACAATCTCTCCATTTCACCTAATCTGGTAATACTTGGATTACCAATCATGGTATATTGTGAGAGACCTGTTGATGAAATTAGACTTTCAAATGCTCTTGGAGTAATGAAGGCAATTAAGTTACCTGGAGAGGTATCATTGCCTAATTTTTCAAGGTATCTTTTTGCGAAAGTAATTCCATCTTCATCCATCTCACCGTCTGCATCTTCTTCTGTAGTGGTTGTGGTTGCTGCTCCATCAGAACCTCCAATATGGTAAGGTGCTGTGGTAGTGCCACCGAAGTCATGATCTGTTGCTGCAAGGTCTTGAACAATTAGTTTGTGTTCATCACGAATAGCCTCTAATCTTGCGGTCTCTCTTAATGCGTTTAAGAAAGATGCAGGATAATCCTCTAATTCGGCTTTCTCAACTACTTGTCTCCAACCCCTGATTGAACAGGTTACAGAGATTGCAGTTAGTGTGTGGGTTGCTGCAGTAATATCAGTTGTTGGTGATTCGGTAATGGCTCCTGCATCTGGTACTGTGATTCTGTAGAATCTTGCAGTATTTGTTCCCTGTGGAACAGCTTGGAATTGACCGTACTGTCTGATTGGGATAGCAGTTTTAGAACCTAATTGAATTGCGATGTTTGAAGATTGTTTAATACCAGGAATTGTTCCTGATGTAGAAATTGCTTCTTGGACTGTGCCATTTGAACCTTCTTTTGCGAAAGTATGTGCTGCAATCCATCCTTCTTTGTCCAATTTCATCTTACCATAACCAGTCTCGAATATTTTGTTCAAAAATGCTTTTGCACTTTCATCAGTAAATGCTTCTTCAACAAAACCTTTTGGTTCTGCAGATTCAGCAACTTCTGATTTTGGTTGCCAAGACTTTTGTACAGTTTCGATAACTGCTTTCAAGGTGTCTGCATTGGATTTTTCAATTCTTTCAGCTACTTTTTCAGAAACATCAGATTGTGGTGCTTCCTTTACAGGTGCATCCTCTTTCTTAGTTTCTGCTTTGCCTACTTCGATTTCACCATCTGTTTCGATAGTTACTTTGACTTTTTCCTCGATTTTCTCTGAGACTTTTTCAGATTGATCTTTAGTCATGGTTGAAGTTTGTGCAGTTTGTATATCGGAAGTATTGTTTGGTTGTTGAATTACTACAGGCTGTGGAGGATTGATAATTGTCATAAATGATTTCTCTAATTGAGTCATAATGTCATTTGCCTTTCTGTCTATATCTTCAGGAGACATATCTTTATTTTTAACTCTTAATCCTGTCTGGATTTCTGCCAATAATCTTTGAGAGTCTAAAAATCCTCCAAATGCTGAAGGTACTTCATTTTCAAGGACAAATAATGTGTCTACATTATGCTCAATAACTGTCATTGTACTCTGTGGAATTCCAGGAGTTCTAACTACTGATAATTCTAATATTTCCCCTAATACTGGACTATTCAAACATTTCTTTCTCATTTCATCACATAATTCCCTCTGTTCTAGGACTGAAGCTCCTATAGATACCTGATATTGCTCATTGTCTAGGATCTGTTGCCATTTGGGATCTGTTACTGTTGCCTCATATTTTACTTGGGATTTCTCCTCATCAAACTTAAATGTAACCTGACCAATGTTTGTGCTTGGGCCACCATGTTCTACCCTTAATGGTACTATCTTACCGTCAAATTTCTTTAGTTCCTCTACGTCATAATATATACCATTCCTAGATTCTCTAGGCATTAAAGCTACACCTGCTATTCTTTTAGCCATATATATTTTTCCTCAAAAGCAATATAGAGAAGTATTTAAAACTCCTCACGCCAAAGCATATAAAAGTTTAAATCTGTGTTAGATGCTGATTGTCCTGTTATTGTAAGTGTCTCTCCTGGTAGAAGATAGAAACTAGGTAGTCCTTGAACAGCGTGAGAATCTGATTTAGCCAAGTGAATTGAAAATAGACGTTTGGTTGGATCAGGTGTTACTGTGCCTGCTGTGTCTGTTTGTACTACACTATTGGTTGCATCTACATCTCCCCAAACAGGTGTTCCTCCTATTGATAGATTCTTGTAAATTTCAATGATTGCAGGTTTTGTTCCCTCTGATGAAGCCTCAAAGAACTCTATAATTATTTCAACCTTATTTGTTTTACTTTGAAATGTTGTTTGGTTTTTCACGTTTAATAATACTTCCTCTGTTGATATTGTGGATCCTGCTGCACCTGCTGAAAAGTATCTGTCTCCAGCTGCTCTAACTTCTATTGGTTCTACAATACCTGCGTGCCATGATGCTGTTTTCATTACTATTGATTCTGAGCCTGATGTCTTTGTTACGTCAAATGCCACAGGTAAAACAGGGTTTGTAACGCTAGGCCCTGTTAATGTGTTTGGAAGTTCCATTCTGTGAATTAGGATCCATTCCCCTCTTTCATTCATCCACCAAAAGTTTACAGGTGCAGTTCCTAGCCATCCATAAGTAATCATAAAGATATTCAGATTGGAAGTAACTATACTGTTAAAGGAATGATCTCCGTTAAAGTTAGCCTGATTTACAGTTGTATTTGATGAGTCCTTTCTCCTGCCTACTACAAAGTTAGTTCCATTGTAACCAATAAAGAATCCGTCAGTAGAATCAAATAATCCTGCGTATTGTGTAGCGTTTGCTACTCCACCATTAGCCCATAGTGCTGTGAAAAAGGCATAACCTTCGTGTCCAGGTCTATATCTTAGTTTCCTTTTGCTTTCTAATCTTGCCCTACCGTTTGATGTAGTTGATGATGTTAGTATTGCCATAGAATCTCCTTGTGTTACTGTTCCATTGTTTGTCTCTGTTGCTGTAAGAGTTAATGTGTTTATATTGTATTGAAATTCCTCTACAATTCTTGAAGATCTAGGACTCTGAATCATTTCTCCAAATACAGTATTAAATGATGAATAATTACCAACATCAGTTATTCTTATAGGTCTATTTTCAGATCTGTTAGTCGGTCTCGTCAGTATCATCATCTCCAACTTTACTGTTCTTTGATATAAGGTCAGGCCCAAATCTTCCATTCTGCATATCCCTTAACTGCCCAGTAGGTGTAACTGATGTGATTGGAGGTTCATCTTCCATATCTGATTGATCTATGAAATTGGATACTGTGGTATTCTCAATGAACCATTTTCTTGCCTCTGAACGTCTGATAATATTATCTCTGAAGGCAGTAATTACATCCTGAACAGTTGCATCCTGTTTTGTAGGTGTTTCAAAGAAAGCCTGTAGTTCAGTACTCTTTACATTCTTGCCTTTTGATTGGAGCAATGGAATGATTATGTTTTTCTTTAATTGTCCTGCGAATCTTACCTGTATTCTTTTGACCTTTCTGATCAGAACAGAGTCGGTTGATTCACTTGCTGCTCTTGCAGTAAATCCTGCGTTGAAGAATTGTAATGGGAATTTACTTCCAGGCTCTATAAGGTCTCTTTGCATATGCTCTACATAGCCTTCAAATTTGGAGTTGCCTGAACTCTCTACTATCTTCATATCGAATTGTTTATCGGTAACTATTTTGCTTCCTTTTCTCATATTCTTCAAGGCATCTGCCTGAGTCTTGATAAATTGTTCTCCTGCATCCTCAAAGTGGAACATAACTGTAGGATCTGCATGACCTTTGAATATTTCTGCCATAGCGTGTTCTATCTCTTTCATCTGGATAAGTGGTGAATCGTATATGTTACCTGTTCTTGGATCTTCATAATCTGAAAGTATTGAATGGAATAATCCTCTAGCAAATGGCTCTCTTGCTACATTGGTTAGTTTGAAATGTATGATTTCCTGTGGTCTGAAAAAAATATCCTTATCATTAACGTGTTGAACATATCTCTTTATGTGTCCTTGTGCATTTCTTTCTACTGATTTTACTGTTGTAATTGGCACTTCTACAAATTCAGAGTAATCAGGTGAAGCTTCTATGATCCAGTTTCCTGTTCCAAGATATGAAATCAATCCATCTTCTAAAAATTCATCAAAACCTGATTCTGCAAACCATTCATCAATGATTCCCTGTATTGTTTTGTTCTTTGCTACAATCTTTAATCCTTTTCCTAATATCATTTGAGTATAAGTTTCAATAGCTAATGAAAGTCTTGGATCTTTGTTGATTGCATCCAAAGTTTCCTTAAATGGTCTGTCAGGAGCTAATTCATCCTGCCAATCTGACTGATTTACCTCACTTTTGTTGTTAAATGTCTCAAAAACCTTGATAGAACCATTATATTCCTCTTTTTTTGGTGAAATTTTGGGTAAAACTGCTCCTTTTGGGTAAATTACGCTGCCATTTGACCTAATTATTGGTGAAACCATTGATTTTTAGTAGTTTTTTGATTCAAAAGGAAGTAAAAAGGCATCAATGAGGTCAAAAATGAAAAACCTTGCTGCTCTTTCGATACAGTTCTAGCCTTTTTACGTTATGTTTTATACAATAAACTGTAATTTAAATGTTTTTAATCTCTTTCAATATAGAGTTCATCTGAACCATTTACACCTATTGCTGTAACTCTTGTTCCAGATACCTCTAATCGTAATCTTACTTTTGTATTACCCCTGTAATATGGTGTAGCTCCATTACTGAATTTGACTAAAAATGTACCGTCATTGTTTAGTGTCAATCCTGTTGTTGTAGAAAATACGACTTCTCCATCATAATTAATTAGTCTGAATGTACCTGTAAATCCTGATATATCCCTTGCAGTAGTAAATGTATTTTCATCATATACTGTTCCTGACAGGTCATAAGTTGCACTATTTGTGAAATCTCCTTCTACCCATGTCTTTTGATCCATTTTTAGATATAAAGCCATAAGTTTTTATAGTAAGGTATTTAAATAAAGAAGTAATGCTAGCAGTTCATACACCTGCTCCAGAAGGGCCTAGAGTTCGTAACGAATTGATAGAAGAACTGTTCAAAAAACACCAATACGAAATAGTTACATGGCCTGCATATCTTCCTGATCAGATATGTATGGATAAGCTCAGAAGAAATACAAATCCAGAGATAGTTATTTATATTGCATTTATGAAAGGGATTACCCCTATAGTTACCATTGGGGATCACAAGTCATTTATTGCTGATTTTAACAAGGAAAAGGAACTCAAGTCAAACAAAAGAAAGTTGCCAAAGTTCAAAGGTAGTAAGGAAATGGAACTTGAGAAAAATGCAAGGAATAAACGAAAGGTTAATTAACCCCTGCTATTACACCTGAACCCATCTTATAGTAGTATAATGATAATAGGAAAGCATCTCCCAAGTCAAATGGATTTTGTTTTGTCTTGTCAGTTCCTCCCTTTTTGTTATACTTGATGGTCATTAATTGGGATTTTAATTTCCTAAAACTTGGGTGTATCTCCACCTTCTGAAAGTCTATTGCATTTGCTGCATAGTTTAACATCTTTTCTCCGTACTGATTAAATGCTATTGGTTGCACGTTCATATAATGCTTATCCCTCAAATCTCTTATTCCTTCAGGCCATGATGAATCTACAAATATCCTCTTGGTCTTGAATCTTTGTGACAGTTCAACTATTTTGTTCATCATATCAATATATGATGCACGTTCATAACTTTCTGCAAATATTACTGAGAACTTTCCTTTTCTTTTTTGAGTAATACACACGCCAAACTGAGAAGATCCGAATCCTGGATCGAGTCCAATAACTCTGTCATTTGTATCGTCACTTTCACTCCATTTGTAGTCTGTTCCACAGCAAAGTTCGATACCTTCAGGTGAGAAAATGTCTCCCACATTCTTTCCCCAAATTCCAAGATATTCTCTTTCATATGATCTAGCCTCACTAGCCTTTTTTATAAACGCTTCGGAAAATATTGAGGTATTCGTTTTGCTGTCTTTTTTAAGACCTGCCTCAACGTAGAAATGGAACCTTTCATAAATGGTCTTGTCAGCTCCTGATTCAGGCTCTTGCATAATGTCGTAAAAAAATCCACTTGGTTGTTCCCCTGCTGTAGATACCCAAACAACCCAAGAATCTGACTTACCAATATATCTTTCTCCGACTGTTCTAACGATTGAATCATCTCTAAGTTTGAAGAAAGCTGCCTCGTCACCAAAAAATAAACTAACTTTTGGTTTACCTCTTGCTGAATGTATATTATTTGACGGATAACATTTAATTCTTCCTCCATTGACTTCGAGTTC